CCTTCATGAAAATGGAGCCGGCACCCTCTGTCTTTCGATACGACCTTCGTCTCTCATTAACCTTCTTATCTGTTAGGGGTGCGAAGCCCTGCCGTTTAGTAGGCGGCCAGATATGGAGAAGGCTAACACCCTACACTTCATAGACCAGGACTCAAGTTAATGAGATCGTGTTGAAACTAAGCTTATAAGATAAAAGTTTTCGTAACTAACCTACTAACCAAAGTAATACTCTGGTCGATAGATTGCTACTACGGCTCTTATGCCACGGATGCAGTTAAAGGTTCTGTCCTTCAATTCTTAAACAAAATTGAAAGACTCTTCCAGACAAGAGGCCCTGTGAATACTTGTCTACTCGTGAAAACGAGTAGGCTTGCACTAACAAGGTTTCTAGCTGGAAGCCCTCTATCTACACCCCAACTGGTCAAACTGACTGCTTCTGGGCTTCCTAGGATCCTACCAAAGATTCTAAGAGACCTAGTTACAGCTGGAGACCCTCGTGGTATCTCCCTAGCTTTGACATTACTGTCAATCACTAGAGGGGTACGTGGAGGTTCACCAGTCGACCTTACTACTATTCAAGAGTCCTACAAAGGTTCTCATGCATTCCTGCATGCTTACCTGAGCAAGTTCTTGGAGGTTCATAAGATCGAACCTTTTGACCCGTCTTGGGCGAAGTTCCACTGGACTACAAAGACTGGACCCAACGGACCAGCTCTCATAACCGCTCTGCTAGATTACACTATCCTAAATGTAAGTCTAAAAGAAGCGATGAAGTGTCTAGGAGGCAGTAAACTAACTGAACTCTTCGACACCTATGATAGCTGGCCTGCTGGCTTAATCAGGTCGTACTTAACTCTCTTCAACTTGTCCTCCCATATCTCTATGGGGGAATCTGCCCCTAGGTGGGGTGGGTTGATGAGACTTCTTTCGAAGTTTATCCAAAACACTAGGATCGTTGAGATCCTCGCCAATTTTATCAAAACTATTGGAGTGTATTTTACTACTAACCCTGTAGAAGGGTCAACCAATAGAATCGAAACTATTGGGGTATTAAGGAGAATTTCGGTACTTCCTGATAGGGAATCAAAGAGTAGAGTTTTCGCCATGCTTGATTACTACAGTCAAACATGTCTAAAACCTGTCCATGACCAAGTGTTCAAGATACTAAGGCAGTTTCCTGCTGATAGAACTTGGACTCAAGGTCAGGGACTCCACTCAATGATTCCTCAGTCCTCCTACCACAGTTTTGACTTAACAGCAGCAACGGACAGATTTCCTCTGCAATTGCAGATTGATCTTATGGAGCTACTGATAGGAAAGAACCGTGCTAGGGCGTGGGCGCAAATACTGGTCGGAGAAGGGTTTTCACTCAAAGGTCATCCATCCATAATACATTATGGAGCGGGGCAACCGATGGGTGCTTATTCTTCTTGGCCAGTATTTACACTATGCCATCACTTCCTAGTATACGTTTCCGCTCAGATGGCCGGGAAACCGGACAACTGGGCCAACTATATGCTATTAGGTGATGATATAGTGATTGCAGATGACAAAGTTGCATCGAAATACAGATGGATCCTTTCACAACTAGATGTACCTGTCTCAATAAACAAAACACACGTGTCGAAAGACACGTACGAATTTGCTAAGAGATGGTGGCATAAAGGTGCTGAGGTGACTCCATTCCCTATTCATGGGCTCCTTGAAGTCGTCAGACAGTATCATCTACTGCCGGGCTTCTTCAGAGAGCTTGCGAACAAAGGGTTCGATGTGACTGCAGTTTTATGCAGCAACCCGATCGCTGTCCAGAAATTGTTCTGTCTTTTAGATCTAGGAGAGCGTATAACCGCAAACCTCTATCTAAAATACAAAACAATCTTAAGCATTCCCCTTCCGGGGAGCGACTTCGAGCAAGTTTTCAAACTGTGTAAACAGTTTGTCGACCTGACCGGAGTCCACATGCCCTGCAGGACACCCTTGAGTATGGTTCAAATCTTTGAATCACACGCAAGAGCTACTGCAGTTCATATGCTTAGAGGAAATGCTGAGAAGATATTAAAGGTTCA